TGGGAAGGTTGAAGAGGGATAACTCCCAGCCGTTCTCATCCACGATATAACTGAAGGTCGCAGCCTGCGTAAAGCCAGAGATGGTGTCGAAGTCATCCTCATAGGCGATGCAGAGCCAGCGATAGCCCTGGGTGCCGTTGGGGCCTCCCGTGGCCGTGTCCTGCGCGATGTTGCCAGCAGGCCCGGTAGTGTTGACGGTTGGCGGTGGAGGACCGACCACGGTATTTGTAATCGTGACGGTCGCGCCAGTGCCGAATGTGCCAATGAGAGCGAAGTTACCGGGAGGCGGAAAGGTGCTGCCATCGAAGGTGGTCCCGGTTGGCACATCGCATTCATAAAGGTTGATGCCGGTGACAGCATAACCCTGCGGAAACTGCGTAGTGATGACGATCGAATCATCCAACTGTGTGTCGATGACGGAATTAGCCGGACCTGGGAGCGTCTCGCCGATGGCGTTCACATAGGTCTGGAGGATGTAGACATCCAACCCGGCCGCAAATACTCCGCCACCGCCCGCGCGCGCGATGACAGGCTCGATGTCTGGAGTGGGAAGTTGGCCGCCCGTGATACGGGCTGTATTGGTGGTCGGGGGAGCCTGGAAGGAACCAGCCGCGGCGACGCCATAAGTTCCGCCGAGAGCGACAGGTGCAGCATTCGCGGCTTGATAGGTGGATAGCTGTGGCGCAGGCGTTGCCGTGGCGACAATGGCGACATAAACATTTGCCGCGATGGGAACGTATTGTGACGGCAATCCCTGCACCCAGCCGGCCATCGACGCAAGAGCTGGAATCGTGACGTTGACGGTTGTAGCTCCGGCAAGTGTGGTGATCTTGCTGGAGAGGCTTGGGAGGCTTTCTCCCTGGGCGTTGACGAGCGTAATGGCGACATAGACATCCTGCCCGGCCGCGATCGTTCCACCGCCAGCCAGAGCCAGCGCCGGGGCATTCGGAGCAGCAATGCGGTTCGCCATAACCGGCGTCTGTTCTTTCCACGTCACTCCGCCGTCTACAACAGTCCCGCCTTCAGTGAGAGGCCACACTGGCTGTACGTTCGCTGTCGTTCCGGCCACGGTGCAGATGTAGAGATGGCCATTGCCGACAGCCACAGTAACCCCGCTCTGGAGTTGCGACGGGGTGCAGCATTCCCCCACCAGCACCTGCGCGCCGGCGTACCAGCCGAAGCCCACAGGCTTCATGCCGTAAGGAAGGAGTTGCTTGGTCGAGAGGTCGTATGCTGCCGGGAAAGCTGTGGGGGTGAGGAGGTTGGAGAATCCCATCCAAGCCCGGTTATAGGCTTGGGTGCCGATCATGTGGGAGTTGGCGGGGAGAGTGACCAGCGGCCCGGTTATGCTCGTGGTACGACCTGTTCCGGATGGATTCTCGATCTGGAAGGCGCCGGCATAGTCGTAGAGCAATATGGCCTGAAAGTAAACCTGAGTCGCGGTCTCCGGGGTGAAGGCGCACCCCAAGAGGCCCGTGATTGGACTCTGGTTCTTTCCTTGGATTGCGGTCTGAATCCCGTATCTGGTCTCGACCTCGGTAAGATTGAACCGGCAATTCTGCGACAGGGCAGCACAGCCCATGGGCAGATTGGTGGGGTCATCCTCATCTACGAGGCCAAGCCAGCGACTGAACTCTACCTTGGTCGCTCCGCCGTAATTGGCCATTTACCTGCCTTAGACTCCCTGGAGGTCGTGGTCAACTTCGACAGTGAGCAGGCCGCCGGAGATGGCTGCGGGGTACGCTTCGGCGGTCAGTTCCGTGGTGCCATTCCAGAAGGATAGGTCGTACTGGCCAGGCGTCGCGGTCGGCGTCAACTGCGCGGCCCATCCCCCAAGTTGCTGCGCGCCCACCTTGGCGCCCAGCGGAGCGGCTCCATTCGGACCTGTGCAGGTTGTGGCCGAGGGGTTGGACGCTGCGGAGGTCAAAGTCACTACCTCTCCAGGGTCGCCGGGATAGTTGACGGAGAGGGTGATTCCGAAAACGGTCGTCTTGAAGTTGACGCCGCGCTTCTGATACAAAATCTTGGCTACTGCTGCCATGATGATTCTCCTTATTTGAATTGGTTAGATCAACTTCACATACAGACCGAAACTGCGCCACTCCCATCCCACGTTGGATTGGAGGTTGTAATTCCATCCGCGCCCGCTTCCGTTGCCGCGGTTTGGAGAGCCAAGCCTGAAACTCTGCCGCTGCATCTGTTGGGTGAGCTTGGCCGAGATGACATCCCATGCAGCCTTGGCGATCGTGCCATAATTGGTCGTCCACGCATCGTTGGGCCGCTCCGCGCCGATCAGCGCGCCGATGGAGTAAGCCAGGGCATGCGCCGCGAGAGGGTGAACCTCAATAACGCTGTCATCGGTTGTGAGGTCCGCCGGCCGGAAGTCTCCCCGCACACGGAAGTCAAACGTCCCGGCCTGCACTTGTTGAGGCGTGTCGGGCAGGATCGTGCATTCCTTGACGGGCTTCCACGGTCCATTGGTCCCAGATACACGGAAGTCCACAAAGCGGGGTTCCACAAGGTTCTTGAGGGGATAAGTCCTATCGGCTCCGGCGTATGGAGTTAGGTTGCTTTCGTCGGCTCCCACATTCACCGATGGAATCAGCACAACCTTTTCGATGTACGGCGAGCAGGAAAGCTCAAGGTACATGATCGACTGCTCATAAGCTGTGTTGCATTTCGGGGCGAGATACTCCTCTGTAAGCCAATCGTCATCGGGATAAGTGACCCCGACGAGCCCGCCAACCTGAGAGAAACAATCGCCCCGAGTTTGCATTGCTACCCTACTTCTGCGCTTCTACGCGCCGTGCTTGTTCGGCTTTGGCCTTCTTCCACTGCTCGGCTGTCAGCGTGTTCATCCTCACATGGTCAACCGAGATTTCACCGCTCATAAACGCCAGCAGCGGGTCCACCACGTAACTGCACTTGCACATGCCAGTCTTCGAGACATACTGGGCATTGCAGCGCGGGCAGCAATCCTCAGCCTTGAACTGGACGTTGCGCCAGGATGGGGCGTTCTGGATTTGCTTCATGTGAAGCATGAAGTCTGCCACGATGTGCTGGTACTTCTGGATATTCTTGCGCTTCTGGGGGTCGTCGGCGTCGTGGTTCGCTTCCATCAGAACCGCGTGACAGTGATTGTAAAGCTGCTCATCGGCATCGGCCAGCATATCTTTGAGCGTGCGATCGACAAACCGCAAGTACCGCTCTCCCTTGCGGAAGACGTACTCAGGAACGCGCACCGTGTCGGCCGGCTTGAGACCGTCCATGGTGCCCTCAAAGACCACCACGCCGCCCGATTTCACTAGCCGGTCTTCGTCGGTCTCGCCCACGTACCAATGTTTGAACTCCATGAGCTGCTCGACGGGAAGAAGTATCTTCATATCGTAGCGGGCGCGGAGGCTCTTGTCGGACATCTCCTGGTTGCCGCGGTAGATGGGAAGGCTTCGGGTGCCGGTGACGGTCAGCGAGGAGAACGGCTTGTCAAATGGCCGGGCCGGGCACTGGTAATCCCAGAGGCCAGTCTCTACCTTGAGCGGGAATGGTGAACGATTGAGGATGGTCGCGGGCTTGATCTCGCCGCGGAGCTCCAATTCGGTGATCTTGCGCTCACGTAGCCGTAGACGCTCCTGGGCCGCTTGGCCAAGATGCGCGAAGTCTGGTTTGCCGCCGCCGGCAAGAGCGGAGTCGGCGCCGATGATGGGAGGGGTGATTACTGAGGTTGCCATGGTGGTACGCTCCTTCTGTTGCGCTCCGAGAACTTGTCCCGCGAGGTTAGGTATGACTCATCAACCCTTGAGCGTTGACGAGACGGTTGCGGAACCCGCTGAGTGCCGGATTCCCTTTGATCGATTCGAGATGGCTCAATCGCTGGTAGGTGACTTCCTTCAAGAAAGCCTCGTACTGGGCCTCCTCTTTGGCGTCCGCCTCCTCGATATCCCGCTGCATCGCGCGGGCTATCGCAGCCTCATCGATCGTTCCATGAAGGTGCGGAGCGTTCTCCCATGCCGCGATTGACGCTCTTACGTCCTCAAGCAATGGAATCTGCGGCCAGGGTCCACCGCCGGACGGCATGAAGTATCCGCCCTTCTCGGGGAATGGTCCCATCATGGGGGTTACGCCGTCCTGAGACAGCGCAGACTCCCACTGTTGCCGGGAGCCGTAGGCCGATGCAGGAAACCAGCGTTCGAGAATCCAGCCTTGGCAGGGGTAGAGTGGAACCCAGAACATGCCGATCCTGATAGCGTCGGGGGCGATCTGCCTGGTGGTGTACCGGACATCTTTTCCCACGGTCTCAAACTGGACCTGTTCGGTCTCGTCGGCGAACTCCGTCCACATGCCGGCGCGCTGGACGAGATGATTCTCCGCCAGGATGATGCGCCAGTTGGGGTCGCCGTGCTCGTTCTTGCCGCCCCAGCGGAGTAGCTTGTCCGTTACTTCCGCTGGGGTATCCTGCAATGGATTGTTCATGGGTTAGTTGGAGAAGCTGGACTGGATGGTCAAGCCATATATAACTCCGCTAGTCCAGTTGTTCCTCGAAGCATAGTTGACCGCATCGTACAGCCACGCATCCTTGAAGCTGGACGTGTTGCTGCCGGACGGCCGCTGGAACCAGATGCCCTCGATCTGCCCCGGCACGAACTGGGGAGCATCGTTGAAACGGCACCGGATCATGCTGGCGCGGTCCATGAAGTAGAGCTTGTCAACTGCGGCCACGGTGTCCAGAAGCCACTCGACGCCGGCAATCATCTCCATGGTGAACGTGTCGGGAACGCCATCGAACTTGGGGGCCTTGCCTGTCGGCATGGTCACCTGTTGGATAGCAAAGCCCAACTGGTTCCACGACGCCCGCTGCGCGTTGTGCCCGTACCAGAAGTTCTTTGGGCGGTCGCGGTTGTACGTGGTGTTGCCCAGAGCCTGCTGCATCCTGGTGAGGAAGGTCTCGACGATGCCGAGAGTGAGCAGGGAATTGGCGTTGTAGGCCGGAGACTGCACATAAGACAGGCTGCGGTCCATGCCCAGATACTCGCCGGTCGTGTTGGGACTGACGATGTACTGGATTCCGTTGAAGAACAGTGGAGAGAGGGACGCCACGTTGTTGACCATGACATAATCGCCAGCGACCACGCCCGCCGGAACGTTATCCACGGTGATCTGGTTGCCGGTGCCAATACCGTTCTTGGGAGCGTCGACCACAACAGCCGAACCGCGCAGGGTGAAGTTGCCGTCTCCAGACATGAACTGTACGGTGTCCTGAATGTCAATCAGGCGGGAACCGAACGGGGCTGTGGCGAGAGCGATGGGATTGGCGCCGCCGCCGGCATAGGTCGCCGACACGGTGGCAATCTGGCCGGTGTTGAAGCCCTGGAGCGACTGATTGCGCTTCTTGGGCATCTTGGTGTGAGCGTCGGCAACGAGTTTGTCCACGGGGTTGACGGCGATTACCGTCTTGCCGCTGGAGCCGATGCGCTTCTGGAGGTCGGTGCAGGTGATGGCCAGAAGGATCTCGACGGGGGTCATGATGCCCTCGTTGTACGCTCCGCCGGTGCCGGTGGGGTAGTTGCCGCCGTCGGTCGAACCTGCGCCGAAGCTGCCACCGTACTCGTACTGGAGCATGACGCGGAACTCTTGGAGGCTGGTGATGGTCTGCGGGCCCATGGTCGAGAACCGGCGGTCCAGTTCGGACTCCATATTCTCAATGACTTCCTTGGGCGGCGTATAGGTTTGCAGCATGATGACGGAATCAGCCGATGCTGTGG